ATATATAAGTGTCCTTGTACAGGGTATCTACGAAGTTCGTTTGCATCTTGGTCTGCTACTGCACCTACATCATCACTCTTTTCATTTAATATATACTTACCAAAATTTTTAGTGTAAGTACTTGCTTCTGATTTTACAGCAGCACGATACCATGAAAATGTTTTCTTTTGTCCTTGTGTTTTTGCTGTTATCTTTTCAAACAGCGTTTTGTATCCAGTCGTGGAAGTAATTGTGTTACGCTGGATAGCAGCGAATCCTGTTGCCATTGTTTCATACTCCTAAATGATCCTCGGTTAGTATTAAGAAATTCATTTGCCTATCTTCACAATACTCCTTAGCAGCAGACCATTTAGTTTGGTTCTTGGCGTAAGTTAATGCAGCATTACGATATGAGGCAGTCTTTTTATTTTTATCATGCGGTGGTTGTGTTTGCTTTTTAGGTTTAACCTCTATGATATACTTAGTTATTTTTTTATTCTTTTCAAGAACTTTGATGTAGAAATCAGGAAAATAACGTCTCACTTTACCATCAGGTGCTCTGTATGGTATGATAATTTCTTCACTACCCCACTCTAAAATAGAGGGATTATTGTCACAGAACACCATGAATTTGCGTTCCCAAAGTGACCTATAAATTACTCTAGTAGGGTTGCCACGATACTTCTTAGGATTGATTGGTTTATAAATCCCAGAATATGCCATAAATATAATTGTACCAACATAGGTATTTAGCGTGTCAACAATAGATCAATTTTTAACAACAATGAATGCCAATGGCGGAATGTCAATGGCAAATCACTTTATAGTAAAAATGCAAGTACCAAGATTAAAGGATGGTGGTGTATTTACTTTTTATTGTGATGAAGCACAGTTACCAAATACACAAGCAGCAACTGGAACAATAAAGGGTAGGTATATGGGTGAGGGTCAAGTAAACTACCCACATACAAGAATATTTACAGAAATGCAGTTGGGATTTCAGTGTGATGCTAGGATGACACCTTTACTTTTTTTAAATCGTTGGTATGCAATGATATTTCCAGAATATGGTGAAAATTCTAATGGTATTAATGAAGAATTAAATGCCATGGACAAAAGTCCTGGTTCTACACAATATGATGCAAGAGTACCTAAAAGATCAAGAAACAGAACGGTTCAGTTAAATTATCCAGATGATTATTGTGGAACCATATATGTAACTAAGACAGAATTAGGTCCTAAATCTAGTAATGACGGAGTAAGAACATCAGTGACCTATGTCATGGAGAGGGCATGGCCATTTGCTATTGATGCTGTCCCTTTACAGTTTGGAAGTGCATCTATAACAAAAGTAACATCACAGTTTTATTATAGTAAGCATCGTATTGTTTATCACAATCCAACCAGTCTTCCTTATAAACTTAAAACACCTGAAATTGATATTTTAAAAGATGATATTCGGATTGCGTAGCAAAATGGACTTTTCAATTCCATAAAAGCGGGAAAAAATTTCCCGCTATTTTTTTGTCTGAAAAGTTCGCTAAATATAAATATGACCTTGGAGTAGATATTATGGCATTGCCAACCATGGATTTGCCAACTTATGAGTTGGAAGTTCCATCAACAAAGAAAAAGATAAAATTTCGCCCATTTCTAGTAAAAGAAGAGAAAATTCTACTAATGGCACTAGAAACTGATGATGAAGAAAATATCAGAAATGCTGTACAAACTTTATTAAAAGGTTGTATATCATCAAGAATAAAACTTGAAAATTTAGCAACTTTTGATTTAGAGTATATTTTCTTAAATATTCGTTCTGTATCAGTTGGAGAAATTGTTGAAATTAATGTTACTTGTCAAGATGATGGAGAAACAAATGTTAGATATAATCTAAATCTCACAGATGTTAAAGTTAATTTTCCAAAAGGACATAGTAACAAAATTATGTTAACTGATAATACTGGTGTTATGATGAAGTATCCATCATTCAATAGATTTGTGGATGCTCAATTTGCGAATAAAGAAGTGACTGAAGATACTGTATTAGACATTATTGCAGAAAGTATAGATCAGATATTTCAAGGAGAAGAGGTATATGATGAATCTACTACTACTCCTAAAGAATTTAAGCAATTCGTAGAAAGTTTGACTAATACACAAATGGAAAAACTTCAAGAATTTTTTCAAACTGCACCTAAATTAGAACATAAGTTTAAGGTTACTAATCCTAAGACTGATGTTGAATCTGAATATACATTATCTGGACTAGCATCTTTTTTCGGATAGCCCTCTTTCATAATACGTTGGAGGGGTATTACAAGACCAATTTTGCTTTGATGCAACACCATAAATACAATTTGAGTGAAATTGAGAACATGATGCCATTTGAGAGACAAGTTTACGTTTCTCTCTTAACGCAATACCTAGAACAAGTTAAACAAGAACAACAAAAACAATAATGGCAAGTGGAACCGTTGGTTATACAGATACTAGAGGTAATAAAGATTACACAAGTATCATTGCAAGTCAAATTGGAAAGCGTGTAAAACAAGCTTCCAATATGGCATCGGACGAACGTGCCTATGCAGCAGGAATGGCAGAAGCGGGTGGAACATCACTAGAAGAAGCAGGAATAGGTAAAGGATATTTTTTTGGTAGAGCATTAGGAAATAGATTTGGTGGAGATAGAATTGCCAGAACTAAAGGCAGAATGGGGGCATCAGGTGCTGCCAATAATCCTGCTGCTAGTTACAAACAAAGATTTCGTGGTGGATTTGATTATAATGTAACTAATCAAGTATCAAATATCACAGATACTGCACCGTTATCAAATGCAGTTGTTACTGGACTTCGTGGTGTACAAGGTGGATTAGTTCAAGTAGCGTCAGCAATATCAAGACAAGACTCGACTATGGATGGTCTTGCAAATACACAAGCTGATATGGCAAAGGCAATCATGTTTAATGGTTACCTTTTCCAGATGTTTATGTCTCAACAAAGAGCAAAATCTGGAAGATCGTCAGCAATGAGAGAAGAAAGATCTCTAGAAGGTGGTGGATTAGGTGGCGGTAGAGGCGGTTATGGTGGTGGATTTGGTGGCGGTGGTCGTCGTGGTGGCGGTGGCGGTGGTCGTGGAATGATCAATGTTACTCCACGTGGTGGTGGAGGTGCTAGAGGAATTGGAGGTGCTCCTTTAAAAGGTCCTGATCCTTTTGATGTAGTATCTGGTCTTAGTGGTAGTGTGTCAATTGGTGCTGCAAAAAATTTAGCTACTTTTGGTCCGCAAGCTGGACGTAGAATTAAATCAGCATTGGTTGGCGAACCATTCATGAAGATATCTAATAGAACTATTCTATCAGCAATGTCACCAGGTGGAAAATTGACCAGTGGGTTAGCAAGTTTAATTGGAGGTCCTGTAGTTCCAAGTATAATGACAGCAATGGCAAATCCTAAGGCAGCAGAAGTAGGAATAAGTCAGGGTTTTGATCTGATCAATTTGGCAGTTAATTCTGGAGAGATAACCAGTGATGCAGGAAAAAGAATGACTCAAGCTCTTAGAGGATCTAATGCTGGAAAAATGGATATTATGTCAGAAATGCTTGATGCTCAAGCTAGATACATGAGAAGAGCAGGAAGAATAACAGAAAAAGGGCAAGGAGTATTCCAAGATATATTGGGAGGTGCTTTAGATATTGAAGATACTAAACATCTCAATGCTTTTACAGGTATGTCAGTTGGTGGTAAAAAAATAGGTAAAAAACAAGCAAGATTTCTTGATAATTTAGGTCTTAGTGCAGGGTTAATTAGTCCTGTTACTGGACGGGCAAAAAAAGGTAGTAGGAATATTGGTGGTATTGTTGATGATATAATGAAATATTATCCAAATACTAACTTTAAAAGCATTGAAGAAGCGGTTGCTTTAACACAATTTGCAAGAAATATGGATGTTGGCATGAAACCAAGACATGCAATAGGTGCAGTTAGAGATTTGATGGGTAAAGAAGTTGCAGACAAAGCTCTTGTACATGCGGGTGAAACTGCAATGAAAAATACAAAAGTCGCAAAAGAGTTAGCAAAAATGGCTGGCAGAACAGCAATGTGGAAGAGTATTTCTAAAAAAATACCAGTGATTAGTGCATTCGCTGGTACATTTTTTGCTCTTCAACGTGCGATGGAAGGTGATTTCAAAGGTGCTGGTTTAGAATTTAGTTCTGGTATGTTAGGACTGATGCCAGGTTTTGGACAAGGATTAGGTTTTGGTATTGATGGATATCTACTAGCAAGAGATATGGGAATAGTTCCTATGAGAACTGGTGGTAAAATGAGTGGATTTGCTGCAAATTCTCTTCTTAGTGTTAATGGTATGCCACTTGCAAGTTTTAACGAACCAGGTAATCCAGAATCAATTGTAGTTGAACGTGATAATGAGGATAGATTTGTTGATATGGGTATGGGTATAGTTGACGGATTTAAGAAAAGAAAAGGTGATTATACTGCATTACAAGCAATTGGAGTAGAACGAGGATTTAGTTCATTAAATGCAGAAGGATTCTTTAGTGGATTGTTTAAAAATACAAAAGATGTTGTAAATAATGTAAAGAACCCTTTCAGTGGAATAATGAATTGGTTTAATAAGGGAGCGAAACCTAATGAAGGTGCAATGAGTTGGATAGATTTATTAAAAGATGATTGGAAACAAAGGCAATTCACTAAAGGTCCTGGTAAAGGTGGTTGGAATCCATTTAGAGGAATGCCAGGTTATGGTTCAATTAAAAATTTCTTAACTGGAACACCAGGTAACGAGATAGCGGGTGGATTCCAGACAGGTCCTACACCAGCAATAAGACAAGGAATTCTTAGAACTTTTGGTTTACTAACAAATCCTAAAGCAGCGATAATGGCTGCATTAATGAAACCAACAGCACTTGCCGATGGAACATTGACAGGAAATGCAGATTATCTTAATAGTGTGGGTATGGACACAGCAAACTTACAAGGTGGACTAGGTGCTGCTGGTGTAACAGGAACAGTTATTAATAATAATAATTATTATACTCAAGGACCATCTGCAGATGGTGGTGGTAGTGATGAAAATCTTGGACAAAGTTTCAATATGGATTTAGAGAAATTTATAACAAGTTATTCTATTATGAGTAAGTAATGGCAGCACAAAATCCCAATTCAATAACACTTGAAAGTTGTATTATCAAAAAATTTGATGATAAAGCAAAAGTCGTCAAAGAACGTCCAATTTCACCTGATATGATTGCTAGTTTTGATTTTATGGAGAGTATTACTTCTCCATTTACATCAGGGCAATTGCTTATCAGTGATTCTAGTGATTTTATTAACACCTTTCCTATAGAGGGTGGTGAACAGATTACAGTATCCATAAAACATACTTTTGATGAAGATCCTGTAAAATATGAACTCAGAGTTTATAAAATTGCTGGTAGAGTTTTAAATGGCAAAAAACAAGTATATAGTTTAATGCTTGTTTCTGAAGAAGCTATAATAAATGAGAGTGTTAAATTACAAGAACCATTGGATGGAAACCCAGAGTCATTAACTATTAAATTACTTAGAGAAAAGTTATTATCAAGTAAAGAGATATTCTCCGAACCATCAAGATTCAAAGTAAGAATGTTACCTGGTAATTTAAGACCATTTGATATAATAGCAAAACTCATAAAAAAATCAGTATCTAGTAAAACAACATATGGACAAAGTAGGGAAAGTAGCAACACAGATAAGTCAGAACAACAAATAAAAGGTAGTGCTGGTTTCTTTTTCTGGGAAACACGTAGAGGATATAATCTTTTTTCGGTTGATGCTTTATGTGATATTTCTAAAGATCAGACATTTATATTTAAAGATAACAAATCAAAAAAACCAAGATTACAGACACAAGCATGGGGTCCTTATGAAGAGATTATATCAAATATTGACACAGTAGAAGATGCAAGATTCAATATAACATCGTTTAACCTTAGTAATGAAGTTGATATCATGTCATCATTAAGACTTGGTAAATATTCTACAAAAATGGTATTTTTTAATCATAGTACTGGTGCATATGATGAGTATGTTTATAAAATTAAAGATAGTTATAATAACATGGCACATCTAGGAGGACAATCTGCACCTTCTCATGTACCAGGAAATGTTGACGATTTATCTGATAAACCTACCAGAATTATGTCTGCTATATTGGATCCTGAGACGTGGCAAGATGATCCAGAGGTTGTAGATCCTGATGTTGCTACAACAACATCTCCTACAGAATATGCAGATTGGACAAAATACTATGCTGCACAATCAGTTGCTAGATATGATTTACTTAAAAATCAGGAAGGTGTCTTAAAGATTCCCCCAAATCCTCTAATTTGTGCGGGAGATAAAATTACTATACTTTTACAAAATAAATCCTCAGATGCGGTCAAAGTCAAAAAACCACATGATATGGAGTCTAGTGGAGTCTATCTTGTTAAAGAAGTCACACATACATTTAACTTTGTTAACGCTGGTGCTGGAAAGGCATTTTCTACGTTAAGATTATTCAGAGACTCCTTTGGAACTGATTTAGAACCATCAAAACATGGTAAAGTCAAGGGATAAATAATAATGTACATACTGTACGGAGGAAAACACAATGAAATCAATTGAAGATCATATCAAAAAGGACAAAGAAATCCTTGAAGATCCAAAAACATCAGAACCCATGCGTCATCATATTGAAGATGAATTGCATGATTTAGAAGAGTATGTAGAACATCACAAAGACGAGATAAAGGCAGGAGATCATCATGACCCTAATGTATTAGAGGTATTCTGTGATGTACACCCTGATGAACCTGAGTGTCTAGTATATGACGATTAAAAATGGTAAATAACGAAGCGTTATCACGGTTAATTCCCAGTAATACAATAGGTAATGATGGATTATCTTGGTGGGTAGGTCAAATAGAGGAAACTGCGTCAGACACCGAAGGAAAAGGTGGTTGGCGGTATAAGGTTGCGATTGTAGGAGAGCATCCTAAAGATAAGGAACTCGTACAAACAAAAAACCTCCCATGGGCAACTGTGATAATGCCAGTCAATGCACCTTTTATGCCTGGTAATATTGGTGGAGCATCTGCTCAACTAATACCAGGTTGTTGGGTGATTGGTTTCTACTTAGACAATGATAAAACAAAACCCATCATCATGGGTTCTATTGGACAAGTGCCTGGTGCTACTACAGTCAAGAATGAAGTATCATCAGATGATCCAGATTCTAGATTTAAAACTGGAACACGAGTTGAAGCCAAATATTGCTTAAATCCTGATAAAGATGGAGATCCTAGTAAATCAGAAACAAGTGATTTAGTTGGTGTCCTAAGCGATGGCACAACCAATAAAAAGGGATTAAGAGTAGACGTTGGTAAAAAGAATGAAGAAATAAAGCAAGAAGATTGGTGTGTAGACACTGCTAAAAAGTGTAAAGAGAGAAAACTCAAAGAAAAAATGACCAATGTTCTTGGTCAAATGTTAGCAGACATACAATCAAACAACGGTAATATTGGTACATATTATGTTGACAAATATACTGGAGGACTTTACAGTGCTACAGGAAAAGCAAGAGTATATGTAAATAAAGCAATTGCAATCATAAGAGAGTTTTTGGCGGGAGTCAAAGGATATATAACAAAATTAATTAGAGATGCAGTTGACAAATTAGTAAAGTTTGTTCTAAGACCAAACGAATCTGGAAATGTACTGACAGGTATCACAGAATTTATGAACAAGATACTTAAAGATCTTGGATGTAAATTTGAAGACTTGTACCTTAGACTTGCTGAGTGGTTGACAAATCTTCTAATGAGTTATATTAATCAGATATATCGTAATGCAATTTGTCAGGTTGATGAGTTTGTAAATGGTATTATATCTAAAATATATCAGTTAATGAATCAATTATTGGAAAGTATCCTAGGTCCTCTACAAGATATTCTAGGTGCTATTGCTGCTCCACTTAATATGATTGGAAAAGCGATTAATTATATTTTGAATCTTTTAGGAATAAGTTGTTCTGGAACTGATCAAACATGTTCAAAAATTAAAACAATTTGCACAACTGGTGAGAAGAAAGGAGATGACGATGAGAATTTCTTAGACAGATTATTAGGTGATATTGATAACTTGTTTGGTGACACACCAAGAGACTATACACAGTATACTTGTGATGAAGCATATACTGGAAAACCATTAACATTAACAACAGTTGGATTTGTAGGTGGTGTTCCTTTGACTGGCACAGATACTACAAAAGAACCTAAAATTATATACAATATTAATGATATAGAGGTAGAGGAAGGAAGTGTTGCTACATTTACTATTACTAGAACTGGTTTTACTTCCATAGCATCATCTGTTAAAATAAAAACATTAGCAAATCAAGGAAATGCTACTGCTGGTACAGATTATCTTGCTATAGATGATATTTTAGGATTTGCTCCTAATGAAACTGAAAAAACTATTGATGTTCAAACTTTAGTAGATGCTGTTAGTGATGATAATGAAACTTTCTATATTAAGATGACATTAAACTCTCCAGAGGGTAATGATACAAAAACAATATTTAAGAAGAACATAGGTGCTTGCACTATAGTCGAGAGAAATTTAAAAGAACCATATGATCCATTCAATCCAACTCTTGTAGATCCATTTGCACCTATTGATGATACTCCTCCAGCAGACTTTCCATCAGGAGATGGTGCTACAAATACAAATCCAACATTTAATGTGGTTGCAAATAGAACAACAGTTCCCGAAGGAGAATTTATCATATACACAGTTACAACAACAAATATTGCAAATGGATCTATATTATAC